TATTTAAGAACGGGACCAATGAGAAGTCTAAGCAGGATATGCTAGCAAACCTTGGTGAAGCAATTACATCTCTTAAAAGACAGTGGCCGGTAGCATTTATACTCTTGAGTCAGCTCAATAGAAATATTGACAACCCGGAGAGAAGTGAAGAAGGCAAGTATGGTAATTACGTTCTAGAGTCTGACATATTTGGATCTGATGCAATTCTGCAGCATGCTGATACCGTAGTAGGTATCAATAGACCTGCTAAGCAGAAGATTAGATTCTATGGTCCAGACCGCTATCTGATTGATGATGATACAATACTGGTATTACACTTTCTGAAATCTAGGAATGGTGAGACCGGTCTTTGTTTCTTCAAGGCTGAATTTGACAAGATGAAAATTGTAGAAATGATTACACCTCCTCAACAGGAGAAAAGACTAACAACAAAATAGTAAATTATGAGTTTATCAACAAAGCCTACCATTAATAGGCAAGAAAAAACTGAAGATTTGCTGGCGTTCCATGAATGGAAATTCAAGTTCTTAGGTGAAGATACTGTTGTATTTATTCCTAAGTGTGCTTATCAACCAAAAGGTATGTCTGAATTGCATATCGGCTTCTTTCTCAGTGAGATTAAGAAAGGTAAGGACATTTATACGGAGTTTACCAGTATTGACCTAGATCCAGAAGATCCAGACAGAACTCTTTACAAGTGGAGATTTAACCCACACTATGAAGAAGAGTATGAGAAGACAGAGCCAGCAGCAAATGGTCATGTAAGATATCTGGTACCAGTATCTGAATTGATTAAGATTGAAATTGAGCAACCTGTGCCGGTAAATGAGTTTCCTGATTTTGATGAAATCATGGACCCAGATACTGATGCACCAATTGGTCAATTAACAATTAGGGATCTTGCAGCCATTATGCTGAAGAGACCGGTGAGTCAAAAGAAGTGGTTAAATGATATCATTAATTCTTAAGTTATGGGTATAACATTGCCAACACAAAAGATTAAGGGAGATAGAGTTAACCCTAAGAGAATATTGATTTATTCTAAACCAAAGACCGGTAAAACCACAGCGTATGCTGGTCTTGAAAACAATCTGATTCTTGATTTAGAAAATGGTACTGATTACATTGATGCTATGAAAGTCAAGATTAATAATCTACAGGAGTTACTGGATACCGGTAAGGCTATCAAAGAAGCAGGAAGACCATATGATTATGTTACCATTGATACTGTAACTGCATTAGAGGAAATGATTATGCCATTGGCAATTAAACTCTACAAGCAGACACCAATGGGTAAGAACTTTGATGGTGATACTGTAGCTACTCTACCTAATGGTGCAGGATATTTATATATCCGTCAAGCATTCTTTCAGGTTTTGGATTTTATTGATACATTAGCACCCACAGTAATCTTATCAGGTCACATCAAAGACAAGCAAGTTGATGATAAAGGTGAGCTAGTTATGGCCGCCAACATTGACTTGACGGGTAAGATTAAATCTATGATTTGTGCTCAGGCTGATGCTATTGGTTATATGTATAGAAAAGGTAATAAGACCATTCTTACATTTAAGACTAATGATGAGGTCACTTGCGGTGCAAGACCGGAGCATCTTAGAAATGAGGAGATAGTAGTAACAGAAATGATTGACGGAGTCCTTAAGACAACTTGGGACAAAGTGTTTATTAACAAGTAAAATAAAGAAAGATGGCTTTAAGCACAACAGATTTGGGCAAAGAAGGTGGAGGACTACCTAAAACATTTGCACCGGGAAACCACACACTGAAAATTAACAGTGTTCATTTAGATGAATTCAAGTTTATTGAAGGAGCCTATCATGTCATGTTGAACATGGAGACTGAACCTATTGATGGATTTGAAGGGTTTATGATTGACAAAGATGATGAATCTAAAGGTCACTATGCAGGTCAGATTGGTAGAGTAAAAGCTAGCCAATATGCATTTGCTGATGGTGAGACTAAATCTGGTATTAAGATTCAGAGAGATAGATCTATCATGATGTTCTTGCAGAATATCTGTAAGACTCTTGGTGCCAATGATTGGTTCTTGGCTCAAGATGATAAGCATGACACAATTGAAGACTTTGTGAAGGCATTTAACAATGATGCTCCTTTCAAAGATAAGTATATTGATTGCTGTATTGCTGGTAAAGAGTATGAGGGTAAAACTGGTTACACTAATTACGATATGTGGTTACCAAAAGGAAGCAAGGACGGGTATGCATATGCTGCTAAAGGTTCTAAGGTAATGGCTTATAATGAGACAGAACATCTTAAGAAACTAGAAGTTAAGCCTGTTGCAGGATTCGGTGATGATGATTTGGATATTCCAACTAGATCATCTTCAGATTTCAGCCTAGACTAAGCCTACAGCTAAATAGTTGAGGGGGAGTCTTTAGGTTCCCCCTTTTCTATTAAATTTAAGCCTATGATTTCAACAAAGACTTTTATTGGTGGCATAAATGATGTGCCAAGAGAATGGGTGTTTGAGCACTATCTCAATCTCAAAGAGAAACTTACCGGTCAAGATGTAAAGATTCTTTCTGCATTTAATTCTAGTGACAAAGTACCGTCCATGTTTATCTACTTTGATACCAACAGTGGTCAGTATAAGTTCAAGGATTTTTCTTCAGGTTATCAGGGTGATCATATTGCACTTGTTATGCAGTTGTATAACTTAGGAACTTATGCTAATGCTGTAAACAGAATTGTAGCAGACTATGAAGCCTATGTCAAGGATAATAACATCACAGTAACTACAGAGTATCAGATTCATGATAAGTTCAAAGTAGTAGATTATGAAATCAGACACTGGACTAATCTTGATGAGGCTTATTGGATGAGTTACAAGATAGGTTCTAAACTCTTAGAGCACTACAATGTATCTCCTCTAGAGTTCTTTACTATGGAGAAGACAGAACTTGATGGTAAAGTAACTTCTATGACCTTTAACAGAAAGTATGTCTATGGTTATTTTCGGCAAGATGGTTCTTTATACAAGATCTACATGCCCAAGAATCAAGAAAAGAAGTTTATCAAGGTTGAGAATTACACACAGGGTTCTGATCAGTTAGTATCTAGTAGCTGTGATGCTTTGATTATTACTTCATCTCTCAAAGATTTGATGGCATTTAGGAAACTTGGAATAAAGGGTTATCAATCTATTGCTCCAGACAGTGAAAACAGTATGATTACTAAAACTGGTATGCATATATTGAAGCAAAGATTTAACAGGGTTATTGTCTTGTTTGACAATGATGAACCGGGTATAGCAGCAGCTAAGAAGTATCAGGAAAACTATGGTGTTAGCTATGTAGTGCTTGATATGGAAAAGGATTTATCTGATTCAGTCAAGGCTCACGGTCTTATTAAAGTTAAGGAAAAATTAGTATCTTTATTAGATGAGTTGGATATATAAAAATGTAGAATTCAAGGATACAATGATTCCTGAAGAAGCAGTAGGATTCATTTACATGATGACTGCAATTATTGACGGCAAATGTGTAAGATACATTGGTAAGAAGAACTTTTACTCAGTTACTAAAAAGAAGATGGGTAAAAAAGCTTTGGCAGCATTAACAGATCAAAGAGTTAAGAAGTACACAAAAGAGTCTAAACTGAACTACAGACAGTATTACAGCAGTAATAAAGTCTTACAAGAAGCTCATAAGCGGAATATTATTATTCACCGTGAAATTCTAACTATTTGTTATTCAGCCACAGAGCTTACTTACCAAGAGACAAAGTACTTATTTCAACATGAAGTACTTGAGAAAGAAGAATTCCTCAATGGGAATATCTTAGGTAGGTTTTACAAAACAAAGTAATATGCGTTCAAAAGAAAAAGCAGATGAATTGTATAACAATTCACTAAAGCTTCATGGTCAAGAAAAAGCCAAGAAAGAAGCATTAAACTCTGCACATGCTACAAAAGCTCTTGCTCCTATGTTACAAAAGGATTACTGGGAAAGAGTTATCAATCATTTAATTTCAAGATAAGTATGACAGAAATAGAAGTTACCAGCCTCTTACTGAAGCTGGGTGACCTTGGCGTGACTGGTCTTCTGGTCACATATTCAGGTGGTGGAGGTGATTATCAAATTGATGATATTATATACACTGTAAACAAATTAGATGCAGATGATGATCGTGCTATTAATGAACTTGATAGCATAAGTACTTACTCACCAACTGCTTTGCATCTTGATGATCTAGATATTGATACTCATAATGACCTTCATGATTTTGTTTTGACTATTCTTTTATATGATTATGACATTCCAAATTGGGTGAAAGATGATGGTGGTTATGGTGCTGTATCAATATTAGTACCTTCTGGTAAATATAAAGTTGTTAATACAATTTACATTACTGAAACAGATACTAGTCTTCACAATGGTAATTTATTAAGTAAAGCAAAATAGTTATGATTTTAAACAGACAAGAGGCATGTAATATCTTGAAGATGTTACAGTCAGAAGACCAGGACAATTCACATATTGCTTTCCAGGCTATTGATGCTCACACATTTAATGAAAATGAAATTGGATATCTTATCTATTTCTACAAGTTTAGTAGATATGATAAGTTAGCTTGGGAGACACATTCTCCAAAGTCTTACAAAATTCTGGACAAGTATGTAAATATGAATGAGCCTCTTACTTATGGTAAAGGTCTGACAATTATGATTGAAAAGAAAACTAAGCCTGAGATTATTGAGCTGTTCCTTGAAGGACATGTAGCTGAATTAACTCGGATGTTAGGAACTATGGGTTACCCCGTAGAGAGTTTAGATATTAATATAAATCTAAAGAAATGAGTAAACAAGACTCACTAGGTAAAGCTAGTAAAGAGCTTATGTGGAAGGAGCCATTCTATGGTTTCTTTCTCATCATGCTCAACAAGCTGTGGACTAACAAAGTTCCTACAGCTGGCGTAAGCAAGAATGGTATCAACTATCAGCTTGCTATTAATGAAGATTTCTGGACTAAGTTATCTGAGAAACATCAAGTAGGTTTACTTAAGCATGAGTTACTGCATATTGCATTCTTTCACTTGAGTCAAGTATTTAAGTTTCCGGATCACAAGTTGGCTAACATAGCCATGGACATGGAGATCAATCAGTATATTGATGATGAATATCTGCCAGATGGTGGTATTGATATCAAGGACTATGCGGACATGAATCTTGACCTTAAAGCAGGTTGTCGTTATTATTATGACAAGCTAAAAGAAGCTCAGGAAGAAAAGAAGAAGAATGGTTCTTGTGGTAATGAGAACATGGATAAGCTTCTTGATGGTATAGAACAGGGACAATGTACTATAACTATTAAGGGTGCTGGTAATATAGATAAAGATGTAGATTTACCTGACCACGGTACTTGGGAAGAGTTTGAGGACCTACCTGAAGCAGAACAGAAACTTATTCAGACACAGTTAGACAGACTTCTTAATGAAGCTGCAGAACAAACTGTAAAGAAGAAAGGTAATGTACCGGGTAATATCAGTGCTTATCTTGATAAACTTGCACAAGTTGAAAAGCCAAAGTTTGATTGGCGTGGTTATGTCAGAAGATTTACCGGGACCTCTACTAAGATCTATACTAAGAAACTTAGAAGAAAAGAGAACAGAAGATACTCTGACAATCCAGGTCTGAAGATTAAGATGAGACAACATATGTTGTTGGCTATTGATACTTCAGGTTCCGTAAGTGATGATGAACTCAAAGAGTTTATGAGTGAGATATTTCACATTCATAAATGCGGGGTTGATGTCACCATTATCCAGTGTGATACAACAATTAAATCTATTGAGCCTTACAATCCTAAAGTAGGATTAGAAGTACACGGTAGAGGTGGGACTGAATTTGATCCCGTCCTAGAATATTATAATGCCAATCTCAGAAAGTATACAAGCCTTGTATATTTTACTGATGGGGAATGTTGGACAAATGTTACTCCAAAAGCACCAGTATTGTGGGTGCTGTCTGAAAGATCAAGTATGAATGATAGCCTTCCGGGCAAAGTGATTAAGTTAGAATTATAAAAAGAAAAGTTATGAGCCAAGTACAATTGAACATTGATGAATTAAAAGGATTTTTGGGACACATGGTTAAGAATAACCAGTTTATCCAAGCTCAGGGCAAAGTTCCTGTAGCTGTAAATATTGAGGGTGATGCAGGTTTGGGTAAGACTTCTTCCCTAATGCAGTTGGCTGCAGAAATGAATATGGCTGTAATCAAGTTGAACTTGAGCCAGATTGAGGAGTTGGGTGACTTGGTTGGTTTTCCATTCAAAGAATTTGAGGTTGAGAACAGAGAAGGTAATAAGAAATGGGTTCAAGAAACATTGCTTGAGACATATCTAAAGAATGGATTTAGACCAACTAACCAGAGTAGAATGTCACATGCTGCTCCTGAATGGATTCAGGGACAACAAGAAGGTGGCTTCTTGATTCTTGATGACTACACCAGAGCTGACCAAAGATTTATGCAAGCCACTATGGAGTTAATAGACCGCCAAGAGTATATCTCTTGGAAGCTCCCAAAGAACTGGCATATTGTATTGACTACCAATCCAGACAATGGTGACTATAATGTAACCAGTCTTGACATTGCTCAGAAGACTAGATTTATCTCTACTGAGGTAAAGTTTGATGAGAAGGTTTGGGCTCGTTGGGCAGAGTCAGTTGGTATTGACGGCAGATGTATTAACTTCTTGTTGATGAATCCAGAGGTAGTAACTACTTCTGTCAATCCAAGAGCTATTACTACTTTCTTTAACTCTATCAGCTCTATCCAGAAATTTGAAGATGATTTGCCAATTATCCAAATGATTGGTGAAGGTTCAGTAGGTCCAGAAGTATCATCTTTGTTCACCATGTTCATTAACAATCAGATGGATAGAATCATTGCACCAAGTGATGTGATCAACAATCCAAATGAGTCTTATGTTGTTGGTCAGTTGAACTCTGTTATTGGTACAGGAGATGATTTCCGTGCTGATATTTCCAGTGTAATGGCAACTCGCTTGATTAACTATTGTTTGGTATACTCACAAGACAAAACTGTTACAGATGCAATGGTTAACCGTATGATTAAACTTCTTACAGACTGTGATTCATTCACAGATGACTTGAAGTATTTCATGGTTAAGGAAATTGTCAATGGAAACAAAGTCAAGTGGCAAAAGCTAATGATGAACAGCGCGGTAGTCAAGATGGCTGTCAAGTAAAACTAGCGTAAAACAGTTCCCCTCCAAAGGAACTTCTTACTAATTAAAAACAATGATAAGGCGGGATAAAACTCGCCTTATCTAATTTAATAAAACATGGAAACATTTTTAAAATTTACTATTGACCTTACAAATCATGAATGGTATAATAACAAGTCTGCTGCAAATTATAATGTTGCAATAGGTGTTGATGTTACTGAAGGATCATTTGATACAAGATTTAAGCTTAAGTCTGAAAGTGTATGTGATATTCAGCAAGGAGACAAGTTATTCTTTGCTACTGGTGTTACTATACCAAGAGTAAAGCTGAAGAATATCTATTCTGAGTTTGGTGTAAAGTCTGTCAGAGATATAGAACAAGCAACAAAAGTCTTTATTGGTCATAAGACTGATAGCGCTATGTTTGACTATTCATGGTCTTATTCTATTAAAACAGAAGTATTCAGAGAATACATAAATAGTCTAGTACCTGATGTAAACATTGATTCTTATTACTTGCAAAAAGCAAAAGATGCTCTAGAGTTCTACCAGAATGAACTTGTTTTAGTAGATAACTATAGTTCATCAAGGATGCTCACAGAAGCTCCAGTAGGTATACGCATTGAAGGTAGTATTAATAGCACTCAGTTTTATTTTGTAAAGCCTGAGCATGTAGAAGAATACAAAACTTATCAGGGTGCTACTCTCTATAATGAAGATGCTTTACTTAAGTATATCAATGGTTCAGATGCTGTTATCATAGATGAAACAATGTTCATTACTTTATCTGATATGTTCAAGAGTGGAGATACTGATAATCATGTACTAGCAATGGAGATTATGGCTAATGCCAATTATCTTGAGAGCTTAGTATATCTACTGTTATTGTTTGAAGAGTATGATACTAAGATGTATAATCAAAGAAGCCGGAACCATGTCAACTTCAAAGCTCTTTGTGGATTCTTGGGTGTTACAATAGGTAGTATTGATCAAGATGATGTATGTAAAGTTCTTATTGCAAAGAATGCTGTTACTAAAGAAAACATGGAGATAGTTCTTAAACACTATCAAGATACTCTTATGGACAGACATGATTATTTCAAACCACATGGGATAACTTTTAGTGAAGAGATATCTAAGTTGCTTAATGAGCAGTTGGTTATTCCTTTGCAAGAGTTTACACCAGTAGAACAAGTTACAGAAACCCAAATAGAAGAAGATGTCGTTGAGTACAGAGCTGAATCAGGATTTGATCCGTTTTTATAATGAGAAGTTTTATTTTAGCTACTCAGGTATAAATAAACTTTTAACATCACCAAGATGGTTCTACAACCATTACATTCTCAACCAGAAAGAAGATAGTACAGATGCCCACCTCATAGCAGGTAGGGCACTGCACTGTCTATTGCTGGAGCCAGATAAATTTGATGATCAGTTTGTAATGCTTCCCGGGAAAATTCCTACGGCAAGCAATAAAGTAATTTTAGATCATATTTTCTATCATAATTACTTGCCATTGCAAAATGAATCATTAACTTTGGAGGACTTCCCCACAGATATACTCAATCAGTTACTCGTAAATAATCTCTATCAAGCACTCAAAACAGATGCTCAAAGAATTGAGAAGATGCTTACAACTGATAACAAGGTATATTTTGATTTCCTCAAAGTTAAAGAACAAGGTAAAACAGTTATTGATGCTTCTGTAAAGTCAAAGGCAGAAGAATCAGTAGAATGCTTAAGAGCTGATGGCAGGGTCATGGGACTTCTAATGTTGGGACATGATGGCTCTAATGGTGTTACCGTTTACAATGAGGTTCCACTCAAAACGGAACTTACAGATTTCAAATTTGGTCTGAAAGGCTTTGCAGACAATATAGTAGTAGATGATAATACTAAGACTATATTTATCAATGACCTTAAGACAACCAACAAATCCATTCAAAGCTTCCCAGACTCAGTAGAGTATTATCGCTATGATATTCAGGCGGCAATCTACTGCATTATGGGGTTCAACAATCTAATTAAAGAAAAAGCTGATGCTAATGAATGGAAGATTGTGTTTACATTTATTGTAATAGATAAGTACAATCAGGTATATCCATTCCAAGTTTCAGAGGAAACACTAAGCATGTGGATGGAAAGTTTTTCTGAACTTCTTAATGTATTGAACTATCATTATGAGCAGAAGGATTATACCTTACCATATGACTTAGCTAATGGTAATGTAAAATTGTAGAATTTATGGCAATTGAAGCGCTTTATAAGAGTTATTTTCAAAAGTCCAAGGTGTTTTTATATCCGCTCCTTGGAATTAAACTAGGTAGTCCTGTAGTTCCTGAACAGACATATTTGTCTTGGGAAGGATACTTGACTCCCGAGGATATAAAACTGATTGCAATCTATCCAAAGAGAAAAGATCAAGTACATGCAAACTTTGAGAAGACAGTTATACTAAAGCACGCAAGACTGTGTGACTATGTTGAGCTATCTGATGAACAGAATGTATTGACATTTGATTTATCTGATTTAAAAGATGATTATCAGAAACTAGTGGCAGGCAAATACAGCCAAATGGATCCACAAATAAAGCGCAAAATTCTTAATCACTTTGACAAAAACAGTGGTAGCTACACTTACATGGAAAGTTATCTATTTCCAGAAAGGTATTTTAGCTTGTATGCTAATCTACTTGGTGCAGAAGAAAAGCTACTGAGAGAAGTTGGTGAGCTATGTAGTAAACCAGACCTAGAGAAAGAAACATTAATCGCAGAAGTAATCAATTTGGAAAACAAGAAAATTCTAGGTTAATTTGTAACAATTAAAAAACCAACAGTATGAGTAAAGTAAATGGTGGCAACATGTTCGTTGTCAAGTCATCATGGAATGAGGGAGAAACATTTAGATTAATCCCCGTTACAGATGATTGTCCCTATGTAGAATGTATTTTTGATCCAGCTACAAGAGTATTTGTTATTATCAGTAAACTTAGCAAGACAACATTGCACATGTTACCTAAGCTAGATGAGAACGGTGACCCGTCTCCACTGAAAACTAAGAGAGCCAACGGTAGAACGGTTAAGGAAGAGAGAAAAACTATTGAGACTTTCCAAGAGTACTACATTGAAGATGTAGACGCTATTAAGTCTTTGGTAGAGTTCTTTGCACTTAACCACAAAGACCTGGATTGGAAATCATTCCTAGAAGTCAAGAAATAGCCCTGTCAGGCAGATAGATTAGGGGAGGTAGTTGTCAAGTTCTATCTCCCCTTTTCTATGTATTAAAAAATGAGTATATGAGTAAATCAGATAGACAGCATTATGTCATGGACTACGAAACAATGTCCAACTTATTTATAGCTTGTTTTGAAAGCGTAAAAGATGAGAGCACAGAAGTATTTGTTGTGCATGATTTGCAGAATGACATAGATGAGCTTATAGTATTCTTAGAAAGAAACATTACCCTGGATGAGTGGCATGTTAGTTTCAACGGTCTTGGCTTTGACAGTCAGATTACTGAGTATATCCTGCGGAACTCTGATCAGCTCAGAGAGATGGGTGGATGTGAGATTGCCGAATGGCTCTATGGTAAAGCTCAACAGATTATTCAAACACAAGATGACGGTAGCTTCCTTGAATTCAGTCCTAAAGATCTTCAGATAAATCAAGTAGATGTATTTAAACTGAACCATTGGGATAACCCAGCTAAAAGATCAAGCCTGAAGTGGATTCAGTATACTATGGATTGGCACAACATTGTTGACATGCCTATACACCATAGTAGTCAGATTAACTCCTTTGAGCAAATTGAAGTGGTCATCCGCTATTGTAAGAATGATGTTAGCTCTACCAAGGCTATTATGAAACTTAGTAAAAAGCACATTGAGCTCCGCAAGACTCTGACTGATGAGTACAACATTAATCTGTTCTCTGCATCTGAACCAAGGATCTCTAAAGAGTTGTTTCTGCATTTCCTAAGTCAGAAGACCGGAATAAAAAAGTATGAGCTTAAACAGCTTAGAACAAAGCGTGATCAGATTATAGTGAAGGATATTATTCTGGACTATGTAAAATTCAACACTGCTACGTTCCAAAAGCTACTTAGTAAGTTTAATGAAGCTATAGTACTTCCTGAAGAAACTAAAGATGGATTTAAGTATTCTATTCAGTACAAAGGTGTCAAGACTGACTTTGGTCTTGGTGGTATTCATGGTGCACGGTCTAGTAAAGTGTATCAGTCTACTGTAGACATGGTCATTATGACCTCTGATGTTGTCAGTTTCTATCCTAATCTTGATATCAGAAACAAGTGGGCTCCGGCTCATTTGCCTAAAGAAGAATTTACAGAACAGTATGAGTGGTTCTTTGATGAGCGCAAGAAGATTAGCAAGAAAGATATCAGGAACTATGTATACAAGATCATCCTGAATTCAACTTATGGTCTGAGTAATGATGAGAACAGCTTTCTGTATGATCCAGAGTTCACTATGCGTATCACTATTAATGGTCAGTTGAGTCTGGCTATGCTATATGAGATGCTTACTGAAGGTATCCCAGGTTCTATTCCTCTGATGCAGAATACAGACGGTCTTGAGACTATGATACCAAGAGGTTATGAAGAGAAGTACTATGAGATCTGTAAGCAGTGGGAAACAATTACTAATCTGCAGTTGGAGCATGACAAGTATGAGAAGATTATTCTAGGTGATGTCAATAATTATATTGCGGTAAACATGCCAAAGCAAGTTGATTATGATACTATACTTGGAATAAGAAATGACAATCCTCATTATCCTACAAGAAGAATCATGCCGGGACTCTATGAGTACAATGCTGTAAAGTGTAAAGGTAGATTTGAGTTTGCTGATTTGGCTCTACATAAGAACAAGAGTCATCTCGTTATTCCCAAAGGTATCTTCTATTATTTCGTGCATGGTATTGACCCTAGAGAATTCTTGCAGGCTCAGACTAACATCTTTGATTTCTGTGCAGGTAAGAAGATCCGCGGTGACTGGAAGTTCATCAAAGAGTTTATTGACAATGGTGAACACAAGAAAGAGGAACTACAACACACTATTAGATACTATATGTCTAATAGCGGTTGTAAGATTATGAAGGAGAACTATGCAGATGGACGTAGTGCACAGACAGAAGCCGGTAAGTATTTGCAAACCGTCTTTATTGATTATGTAGAAAAGGACATCAAAGACTATGATTTAAACTATGATTATTATCTAGAGAAGATTATGAAGGAGATTCATAAACTTGAACCGTTTATAAACCAATTAAGTTTATTCTAATGCCAAGAAAAATTCAAGACATTACCAGAGCTACTCTGGAGGCTGTTCCGTTGCCAACACATGCTGCAACTTATACAGTTATTTCTCACAAATCAATAATGGATTATGCCCTTGCAGAGATTACTGCAATGGGTTTCACTGTACATAGTGAAGAATATAGAGCTACCCATGATGGGCAGATTGCTCAAGGTATCTACCAGCTGAACTACAATTCAGATCCAGAGATGTCCCTTATGTTTGCATGGACAAACAGTTACAATAAACAAATTAGATTTAAATGTGCCGTAGGTGGTTATGTACATGCTAATCAAACCGTCATGTTATGTGGTGAGATTGGTACTTATGCAAGAAAGCATACTGGTACTGCAGATGCAGATACAATTGCTATGATGCAAAGTCACCTGGCTAACGCACAGATGTACTATGATAACCTAGTTGCTGATAAGGAAGCTATGAAGGCTGTACCTCTAAGCTCAAGAAGACAAGCTGAGATTCTCGGGGTGCTCTTTGCAGAGTATGAGATTCTTACTACTGAGCAAGCAAGTATTATCCGCCAGCAGATGGACAAGCCAAGCTTCTTCTATAATGGCGGTAAGGATACACTGTGGTCTTTCTATAATCATGCTACTGTAGCATTGCAGCAATCCCACCCAAGAACTTGGATGGAAGATCAGCGTATGCTTCACTGGTTTATTAGTAATGAGTTTGATCTTAACGGACAAACTCAAGTTGTTCTTACACCAGCTGTAGAGGTTACAGTACCTATGGTAGATCCATTGAATGCTATTCCTAATCAAACCAATATCTTAGACCAGATTGCTGAGATGGAAGCTGACCAGGAAGCAGATATGATTGATGAAGATGTCAGATATACTATATCTGAAGAAGAGCTAGCCGAAGATCTATATGGTGTAAATAACCATGATGTTGAAGTTAATCATTCTATTACAGATGATGTAATTCAGTATACGGATCCTGCAGGTAATACATTTGAAGCTCCAGTAGTAGATGAGTTTATTACTGATGAGGATGAAGATGCAGTTCTTGATGAGATACTAGTACCAGTAGCTCCAGAAAGAGTTAAATTTGCAGTAGACAATACTGAAGAAGAACCAGTAACAAGTACTGAGTTTGACTTTGATTTAAATTTTGAAGAAGAGGATGATAAACCATCATCAGACTTCTTCTTATAAGCCTGTAGGAAAGAATGCAGGGATTACACCTAAAGGGGAGACAGTTTCGGCTGTTTCCCCTTTTTTTTTTAATTGAGATTATCAAACGCTTCAGCTTTCTTGATAGCCCAAATAGGAGATACGTTCTTACCTTTAACACCAAAGATACTTCCTATGTGATTAAGTAGCTTGAGGCTTCCTTCAGTTTGCCATGAGTATGGTCCCACATCTTGTTTGTATCTTGCTTTCTCACTACCAGTCACCATGTAAATGATATCCATAAAGATCTTAGAGTAAAGTTCTAATGTAGGTCCTGTTGCAATTGAAGTACTGTCAAGTAGATTTAACCACTCATCAAATCCTACACCCGGCAACGGAATAAACATCTGGTTCTCACGCTTAGTCATCATCAGTAGATAAAGCGCTTCATTGGACATCCAACCTAAAGCACCATATCTTTCTTCCATAGCTTTGAGTTTATCAAATCTATCTTCATCTCCTGGATCATATCCAAACAAGAGCGTTCCTATAAGAGCAAATGCTAGGAGCATCATAGACTCAGCCATTATCTTTTTGATAGCTGTCTTTTCTTCTACATCCATAGCAGGATATTCTTCCTTGAAGTTCTTAATCAACTTAATGATTGAGTGTATACCGGTGATATAGTATCCGCGTGTAGTGGTTCCCATATCCCAATCATATACTTCACCCCATCTGTTTTCCTTGGACATGTCTGTCTGGAAACGGTTCATGAACATAGGTAGAGCAAACTTCTTGTAGAAGCTGAATAAGTTATAGAGGATATACTGGTTTGCTTGTGCACTATCTTCATCAGCTACAAGACCATTTAATCTCTTACCACTACCTTGTATCTTAAGCTTGAAGTCATTAAATAACTTAGCGGTTGATATAACAATCTTATCCCCCGGTTCCAACTCTTCAGTACTTGAAATCTTGTTTATAGCTTTCAATGCTGCTACTGTGGTGGAATATTTTTTTGCCAGTTCTTCCAGAGTTTCCCCAGCTACATATTCATGGCTGATAGGTTTGTGATCCCACTCAGGGTTAATACCCGGCTTGAGTCTTATGATACTATCATCACCCATTTCCCATGCATCAACATAGCGGATCTTTTCTACTTTACCATCAGGTCTAGTAATCTCTATCTGCTTGTGTTCCATCATCCCAAAGAAGAGTTCAAGACCACTGTTGAATTCCATAAGCTTTCTGGCATCCAACATGAATGTCATATCAAGCAAATCTTTGAAGCGGGTTCTAGAAGTAGACTTACCAAAGTCTTTCTTTGTTTTACCAATTATTGGGTCAAATCTTTCAACCAATTGAATGTTCAAGCTCTTAGGTCCCAACTGATAGATACCTTTAGCAGAAAATTCTACTGTAGTATTGAAAGCTTTTATCTTACCTCTTGCCATAGATTGATAGCTCAGATATTGACCACCAGCAGTTTCAATCATCTTCTGGAAAGTCATACCATAACGGTTCTTCAAAGCTGACTGAAGGTCCAAGTTAATGAAGGAAGCACTTGCTCTTCCCATCATAGCTTTAATAAGCTTGGTTATGGCTGGATTATTCTGTTGGAAGTCTGAAGTAGCTTGTCCATAGAACAATCTATCTACATAATATTCATTAGCCTTTAATCTCTGGTATGTCTTTGATGAAGACGGTAAAAATACTTCCTCACCCCTAACCTTTTGAATATCTCTACTTACTTTACTCATATCCTTCAATCCATTCTCAGGATCACTCAGGATTTTGATAAGAGCTTTTCCAAGAGGTTCATTTTTAATAAGAGTCTCTTGTTCATTTAGAGAATACAAGTATGTACTTGTTACACCTAAGATATCTGTAGTAGTTTCATTAATGTCAAGCTTATACATTGCTCTTACCGGGATGCGTGTAATAGGCTTCCCATTAATATCAGTAGCAATAAGTTGAGTAGTCACATCAGCATTAAGTCCAAACTCACGGTCATCTTTTGTTGATGTAAACATAGATGTTACACCTGTCTGCAATTGAGCTAATTTACTATAAGCATCATCTCTTGCATTTCCAGATTGTATATATTCAAGATTAGCGTTAATACGCATTCTTGGTACATCAAGATACAACTTAGAACTGTATGGTCTGTCTTCTTGGATTTTTAAGAACTGCTTCTTATATTCTTCAATTAATTTGAACCTTGCTGAATTTGGGTTTTTCTTTAAATCAAAGTAAACCTCATTCATATAAGTAGCATTAGGGTGACCAATAGGATACACCTTTGGTAAGTAGTTTCCTTGGTTATCAATCACTGTTCCTACAAAGCTTGCTCTATCAGCATCTCTTGGTATAGTGAGATACTCATTTTTAATAGAGCGGTAACTATACTTTCCAACCGGTACACCCTTAATATAGATAGGCTCTTTAGTAATAGGGTTGATTACCTTAGTCATTTCATAGTGCTCAGGATCTATTGGTCTTGTCACACTCCAAGCTTTTAATCTAACATACTTAGGTCTGTATGTATTAGATGCTTGGTCATACATATCCTTTGTATAGTGATTTGCCTTGAACCACTTTTCAAATTCTGGATTAACAGCCATGACTTTCTTAAGAATAGGTGAGTTAATCCACTCATCTGCATTCTCTTTTGTAAGCTGTACAATCTGTTCACCTGGATAGTCTTTAGCCTCAAGCATACCGTTCTCTTCAAGGATAGCTGTTGCGTCACCAAGTACATTATCAAATGTAGATGTATATTGGTCAGTAGCTTGAGTTTCTCTAAGGTCAGCAAGTTCAGAAAAAGCTTTTTTCAATTGAGCAGACTCTTGTTTACTAAGACCTAAGTCATCTTGAATATTAAATAGAGTAGTGTATTTAGCTTGCTCTTCTGGAGTAACCGGCTGTTTAAGTTTTAACTTTTTCTCAAAAGCCACCATCCATTCTTTATCCTCTCTGCTGATACCTGTTTGTCTGTCAAACTTTTCTTGAAGTACTACAATCTCTTTCTCAATAGCAAGTAGTTTCTTTCTTTGTTCAGGGCTGAGTTCAACACCATCAGGGGTATTATTTTTATCTGACACCACATTCACTAGAATAGCTCTCTGTTTGTATAGAGTAGCTAACTGTAATGACACAGCATTGTTCTTTGATTTTTCAGTCAAGACTTTGATTCTATCAAAGATCTCTTCCATCTCATCATAGTATTTATCTGAATATGCAATACGGGTATTCTTAGCTACAAACTTCTGGATATATTTTTCAAACTCCACATCATCCATATCAATACCCTCTGCCGCAAGTTCAGTAAGTACAAAGTTGTCAAAGTCTCTTTGGAACTGGTCAAAGTTGGTCTTTGAATCATAGAATTTCTTAGACTCTTTTCTATATAGTTGTCTAACAAGAACCTTCTTTCTTTCATCCTCAGACTTCTCTACACCATTAGAGTCATAGAGCTCATACAATTGTTGATAAGCTCTACGCGCTTCTTTAGATTCTGGTTCTTCATAAATATCATCAAGCTCAGTAAACACACTAGTAGAAGAATACAAACTCATCTGGTCTAGTGCTTCTTGTCTTTCAAGATAAGCTTCAGTAGATTCATCTGCAGTTACAAGTATATTAGTTTTAGTTACCGGGTCATAGACTGTATTGTTCTGTCTCCAAATATTCTGAACCTGATATACTTCATCTTTATATTTACGGTTCATGTACCTATCATGGAAAGCCCACAGATCTTGCATGGCTTTTTTGACAGCTGTTTTATCTTTACTATCTCTTGCTTCTTCTAAGGCAAACTCTAGTTTACCTTTGTCTGCACGCCAGTTTTTAAACTTATCTAGTACAGACCGGATCTTCATTTCTTTAAGCTCACCGTCTTCTACTACAGCAATTGTATCCACAAAGGTCATAAGGTCAGCAAGCATATGAGTTTTATTAGCATCATAGCCTACTTGTTTTAAGTAAGGCATGATAGCTTTAAGTAACTCAATCTCTTGTTGATGGGACTTAGCTGCCGCATTAGACAACTCATTCTTCATCTCTCTGTAGAAGATACCAATAGAATCATTGATGTTTGTATATGGTAAAACATTAGCACCAATAACACCAATGTCTCCCGCTCTACCTTGAAGTACATTAGAAATACTTTTGCTTGTAATATATTTTTTTCCAAAGTTTCTTACAGCAGCGGCTATAACTGTAGTTGCCTGTACAGGTCTTCCTAAATCCACATCTGCCTTAGAGAACTTGTCTAAGTTATCTCTTTGTTTAAGCTTATCAATATAATCACTAACTTCTTGTGGAGTAAAACCTTGAGAACCCAAAACCTTTAATAACTTTCTTTCAAGTTTACCTTGAATTGATTCATTAACTAAATCTCCATGTTCCTCAAACCAATTAACCATTCCCTCAAATCTCAGTTTAAATGCATCACTTAATGAGTTCTTAAGTACGCGCTCAATAGACAAGACCTTCTTGGTAAAGTCAGATTCTTCATCAAGATTCAGCTTCTGTAGAATTTGATCTAAGAACTTTTGCTGATATTCCATGAAAGAGATATAGTAATCTAAGGTAGCCATACCATCTGGTTTAAGATGGATCTTTTTGGTACGCATGTCTTTTACTATATTTTGAATTCTGCGGGCAAAGACTTCAATCTCATTAATACTCTTGATAAGATTGATTGCTCTCTTAGTGTAATCTTTTTCTTGTGCTCTGATAGCTGCAATAAGATCATCAGGGCTTACATCAGATATCTCTGTATAAACAGTCTGTGAACTTCCTAAATAGTTTTTGATATTGCGCAATAGTCTTTGACCATCAATAGTACCGTCTTGCTGACCTTTTCTTAAAAGTTTCTGAACATCAAGGGGAGTAGCCTGTAACTGCTTTAACTGATAGTCAACTCCTGTATAAACTATGTTGATTGTATCTATTAAATCCTGAGCATCTACACTTCTTAATTCATCAGTTAACTTTTCTATATCTGTTTTTGCTTTCTTAGTAAATTCTGCAACATCAGATTCCATCAGCGCTTCTGTTTCTATCCTGAAGTCTTTGGTCATCATCATGTCTACAAGCTCATCAAGAGTTGTAGATGTACTCAACTTACCTAAGTCAACTTTACCTACAAGCTTTTTGATGATTTGTTTGATAGCATAGAGTAGATTAGCAATGAATGCTTTGAATCCTGCCTCAGTTTCTACTATCTGATCTACTTTTTTAGCAGCATTATATTCCATTGCTCTTACTAGAGCTTCTTCTTTGAATCTATCCCCGGTAAGTCTTTTTGATTCTAGCTTTGACTCTTGTTCCTTTGTTAAATCAGCAATGATTTCCTGACCCGCATAAGTATTAGCTAACTGCAGAAACAACTTGTTAAACAATACAGGGTTCTCTTTTGCTATTGCTTTTACAAAGGGGTGAGAGTACTCGTGAAATACTGTGTTGATGTTGAAGTTACCATCTACAAAGTAGACAATGTTATTAAATACAAATGCTGGTTCCCCTTCATACGGAGTTTTAGTATCCTTTAGTAACTCAAATGCATAATCAGAGGTAATCATCTGGTGTGGCATATTGAATGCTCCACTAAACTTCTCACCTAACTTTTGAGCTATCTCATTGCTTCTTGCTCTTTGTGACGCCTTTACAGAGATCTCAAAGTCTTTAGCAATTTCTAAATCATAATCAATTGGATCTTGTTGTTTAGTTATAGAGTCTTGAAACAAATACTCATCTGTATAAGCAACACCGGCTCTTTCAGCATCAGCTCGTTGTGCATGCCTTGCTTCTTCTTGCTCAAGTCTTAACTCGTTGTCATAGTACCTATCAATTAAAGACTCTGGAATTGTCACATCAATATTAAGAATGTCAGCTTCAGAAACATTGAATCTAACAACACCCTCATTGTACATTCTGTTTATGCGCACAGCAAGTTCCCTTGCTTGTTTAGGAGTCCCATATGTACCTGGTCTTGCTAGGTCATATACTTCTTCTTCAAGGTTCTCTTTTATCTTAATTCTACAAGGCATCTCACTTATTTTATATTATAAAGATACTAAAAAATCAGCACTTTTTGCGGGATCTTTTAGATGGCGGTAGTCCTTCAGGAGCATTCTCATCAAATAAGTTAAGCTGTGTTCCTGGTGTTCCAGTCACATCAGTAGATGGTTGAGTGACTAATTGAAATTGTACAGTAGTTGCTGAACTATAAGTTTTACGTGCAGAGTCTTCAGTTCCATAAAAGACATTATCCTTAATAGTCCCATAAATTTGTATAAGTTTATCATCATTACCTTTTAATGTAATAACATCTCGCTTATAAACTCTATCCATACTTTTACCTTTTTTTACAAGGGTAGCTTTACCTAAGTTGACTACATCATAGACTCCATCATATAATCCATAATTTGAATAAACTTTAGATCCTACAGTAATCTCATTTGACACAACTGGCGCAGGTGTTTGTGGTGCCTCTTCAGCAGCTTTATACTCAGTGATACCTTCAGACTTAATGTCTTCTAACATTTGTTTGTATGACTCAGCATGTCTATCAATGGTTTCATCAGATACATTTGCTCTATTAACTCCTGCAGCAATGTCTGCTTTAATTCTTTGTTTAGCAAGCTCAGCATCTAAAGGTAGTAGCTTATACTGGATATCAACACCAGGTACAGCAGCCTTTACAGCTTCAATAAAACTTCTTCTTCTATCTTTTCTAAGATTGGTAGTATCTATTATTACCTGCTTACCTTGATTGACAGCTTCTATTGCTCTGTCATTTACAGCTTGATAAATTTCAGCATCTTTAGATTTATCATTCATATCACCTGTAAATTCAACTCTCATCTCATCAGGAGATATTATAGTGAATTGTCCTTCAGGTAAAGATTTAATCCAAGTAGACTTACCACTGCCGGAAGTACCAATAGGTAGAATAATATTAGGACCTTTAGTAGTAATAGGTTTAGTTGACGGGGTTTGAACTCTACCATTAACTAACTCAGCCAATACATCAGCATGAGATATGTAACCTCCCTTAACTACAGTACCATCTAGATTAGTAACAGTCTGTGGCATGTAGTACAATAGTCTCTGACCATCTAGTTTACCACTATTAATCTGCTCAAGAATCCATGCACGTTGCTCAGGGTTGATCTCTGAATAACCTTTACCAGTAAGCCAATCTCTATAAGCTTGTTTTGCTTGCTCAATATTTCCAAATACAGTTATGTTGTCAATAACATCTTTTCTACCTTGTCTTACAGAACCAATGAATGGATTACCAAAATGCTGTTGAGTATTCTGTATTCTTGTAGTTACAATACCATCTTTTGTATAAGGTTGTTTGGCATCTTTGATTTCTGACCACTTAATAGTATTATCTACTACTGCCGGACCAGCTTCTGGAGAAGAAGTTGTGCCTCC